CCTTCGATAAGAGCTACTATACGATATGTGTATTCTTTATGTTTTTTAAAACCTCCATTTTCGCGTATAGCCCCCGTCTCTATTTTGATGTTTAGAACTGATGGGAATGTAGTGCCTATTTTCAAATCTTGATTGTCTTTATTTCTTCCCGTAAAGACATTATCTACATCTTTAATTAAAGTATCTTTTAAAGCTGATACGTCTAGGGTGACAAATACTTCGTCTACATTAGGATTATATATTGTATGAACAACAGGTATCTCTTGCTCATCAAAATTTGCGAATGAATTTGCTCCCCAACTTGAATAATTTCTTACCGTACCTCTAGCATCTTTTCTCTCGTCATCACTACCCTCGTTTAAAGGTAAACCATCCGCTAAATCTGTATTATAAAAATCTGCGGTTTCTCCTAAAACTCTGCTCCTATTTAACATCGAAGTGCCAATCTGAATCCTTTGGGGAGCATTTGATTGCGCGGCTAGAGAATTTGGGTTTCCTTCGGCTCTCGCAGTCCCGAAAGGTCCAAAAAGCTCTCTGTCATACAGATGATCGATAAAAACTTTGTTAAAATATTTGAATGAGTCTTGTGACTCTTCTCCTTTTTTAAATTCAGCTAAAACATTACTATAATTGTATTTTAAATTAATAGCATTAAAATTATTTACAGTAGCATTTGTCTCTATAATTTGGTTTGTATCAAGAGTTTTTGCATATTTAAAAGAATTTAAATCACTTAGTGCTGCAATTACTTCTTTAGGTATTTTGTAAGTAAAAGATGCAGCGGCAGTTTGCCGTCTATTGCCAAATTCATCACCCAACGGATTGCTCATTTCACCCTCGGCTATCGCTCTAGCCCACCCCCCTCCGATTGGTTCTGTTAGAGGATCAAGTTCGATTGGGAATTCAAAAATCAAAAATCCATGCATAGTCCCAGTTAAAGTCCCATCAGAATTTATTTCAGGGCATGTTACATCTGTGACTCTCATATCCGCATTTTTCATTGCTGCGATTAAGTTGAAACCACTCTGTGTCCCAACTGGAAAAGTGGTCATACCAAACAATTGATTACCGTCTAAAATAGATTTATCTAAATCGCTATTTAAATCTTCTACTTTTACTATAATAACTCCCCCGTATTCTTCTGGATTTAAGTAATCTAAAATTAAATTGTTTACACTATCTCCAGTAAAATTTAAAGCTTCTAAAGCTTTTTCAGCTAATCTTTTTTGTAGTCTATTGCCTCCTTCTTGGTTATTATTAGAGAATAATTCGTAGATAGTATCTAACTCACTAGAAACTGCTTCATTAATTCTGGTTTCATTTTGAGAAAAGGTTGGGGTTCTAGCCAGATTCCGCGCCCACCCGCCGATCCTTGACACGCCATTGTAAGCAGGTTGAAAGGCAAAAATAAATTTAGATGAAGCTAAAGAGCTGTCTGCCCAGATAAGACTGTTAAGCGTCCCTATGGGTGTGTCTAAACCTCTGAAAGCTGCATTAGAATCACTATAGCCAGTTTGTTGTTCTCCATTTAAATACCATTGGAAAGTTTGATCTCCAGCGCTACCTCTGTATTTTACAAAACCTCTAATAAAGAGATCAATCGTATTATAACTTCGTATGCCAGCTATAGTTGTGTGGTTTTTTCCTTCTTCTGTCAAATAAACCATAGCCACATCTGGATTAGAAGACGCTTCCTTATTGTCAACTCCTCCAGGAGTGCTAGATGGAAGAGCTGTTATTCTTCCATCAGAGCTACGTCTAGGAGCTTCTTTTAATTCTTGGAAAAACTCGCTACAAAATGCGACACCTTTAGTACTATCCAACCCCATATTGAGAGTTTCTATAGTTTCTAGTTCTAAACTAGTTAACTCATCTCCAGTCGTATCGGATTCTGTAGTTACTGCTACAGCGGTATCATCTAAATAAATACCTTGTAACATTTCTAATCCATCTACAATTTTTCCATTTGCATTTACTATTCCCTCAATGGGTCCATCACTAATTAAATCTAAAGTTTCTGCATAACTAAATGAAGCGCCGTATTGCAATTCCCCCATCACAGGAGGTTTATAGATGGGAGGTTTAGGTTTTTTACTACCTTTGCCAGCTCCAGCGATGCTAAGTTTTTTTAATAAGTGTTTCATTATATTAGAGGCCCACTTTATTTCCTACGAAAACAGGGTTTCCAACTCCTCCTAAAGATTCTTTTGGTGTTTGGTGTTGAGGAAATGATTTAATTGTAGCCTGAATTACTTGCGAGCCTACCTTTAATCTACCATATCCAATTGGAACTGGAGATCCTTGACTAGCTACGTTTACTGTATTAGAAAATATTAAAGAAGATTTGGAGCTATCTGCTTCAATTTCTAAAGCTTCTATTTCAGGTTTTGGGGTCAAGGCGTAAGAAACTGCTGCGAAAAATAATGCGCTTGCGATAGTAGCTAACAACTTACTTCCTCCTACGAGTGGTAAAAAAAATGCTGGTCCCGACCCAGCTATAGCAGGAACTAAATCTATAGTTTTAGGGTTTTTTATTGTAGAAATATGTTCTTTTTGAGTGACTCTTTTTTTATTGATTATAATATCGTAACAAAATCCTTCTTTTTGTAATTCTATTAACCTTTTGATAAAACCGCTTCTGTTACAATCTATAGCCTCTAATACATCCTTGGGGTTTGGCAGACTCAATTTAAAATTATTGCCGTATTCCCTAGCCAAAATTCCATGTATATATACTTGTGTCATGCTACTGCCTTAATCCTTTCTAGTATATTTACATCAGCTTCTATGGTTTTGGGCGTATAAATATTTATTTTTTTTGTGTTAAGGCTATAAATAAGAAAAGGTTGGCAACAATTGTCTGACATTTTAATGTCAAAATCTGATTCTGTTTCATCTCCTAGTATATGACTATGGAAAATAGCTACCATATCATAGGAATCTTTGAACAAAAGATAACTCAAAGGGTTGATCAAGAAATATGATCTAGGATCTTCGGAATCATTGTCTTCTAATTGAACAATAAATTCTCTACTTTCATGATCATATCCAAGAAAGCCACATATTTCCTTTGTGAAATGCTTATGGGCTATTTCTTTTATTTTATGGAGAGCTGAAACTTCCCCTTTACATTTGTGCGTTTCTGCCATAACTAAATCCATCAGTTCCTGGGAATCCACCAAATCTTGGTTCTTTAGGTGTCGGGTTGGGTAAAAGTGTTTGCGGTCCTTCTGCATAGGTTTCTTGAAAACCTTCGAATTCTCCGCTACCTGTTAAATGATATGGGCCGACAGTATGTATATCCAACATTCCTAAAGTAGAACTGCCGTCAACTATTCCCGTGCTAGCGTCCCACCAAGCTACTAAACCATCTCCAGTCACTCCACTGTATGTTCCTGTGCATTCATAATAATCCCTTGGCGCAAAATCTAAAACATTTGCGACTTCATTTGGAGTTCTTACTCTTTTATATAAGAAATCTATCTCTTCTTGATTAATAGCTCTGTTCCACACAGCCCACGGTCCTATGCATCCGTTCATAGAAGTAGTGTAAGGGTGTGTAACGGGTCCGTATTCACTTCTGGTATCGTAACCTATCCTTCCTGGGTAATATTCAACAGCTCCCAACATAAATGTTTGAGGTAATGCTGGCGCGGCAACAGGCATGTGAGGCAGACTGGTTGTAGCTAATCTCTCTGCTAAACTGCCGAAGTTCCCAAGATTCCGTGATAAATTTTGGTTTTCCCGATCCAGTCCATGTCTGGCAAACCTAGTGGTATTATCAGCAGATTTACTGACACCGTTTACAAAGAATTTTATAAGCGTATCTTGTTCTGCATCCTCACCATTAACAAAATTGGCTGTTCCTGTGCTGTTAGTTATCACATATTGAACCCATTCTCTTGAGTCTCCCCCATCTTGTTCTTCGTTAAGGGCGACATTTCTAAAAGCGTTCTTGTCGGCATTTGTGCTTGTACTACTAATTTTATAGCCTAAATAGTTAGCGGCAATTGTATTTGTTTTATCACCTCTTCTTTTTCTTGAGCTACTACCATCTTGTGTTTGTGTAGTTGTATTAGCATTGATGTTTAAGAATTGCATATTCGGCCAATTCTGATCGTCTCTTGGTGTTGTGCTTAAAACTCCAGCACCTACAGGGCTGTTTGAGTTAACATTCACCCATCCCATAATTGTCCATGCTCCTGTGAAATGACCAGTTAATCCTTCTTCTGTAGAATGAAATAATCCTGTGTGAGCTGGAATCAAAGGGTTATCTTCGCTTGGCATACCAGATATCCTGACTCCACTAAAACCAGTTTGTATATTTTGTGCAGATACAAAACTTACTAAGTCAATATCATTAAATCTTTTGCGACAAGCTGATAATTTCTTTGTGCAACCATCTCTTTGCCAATATGTAGGATTCCCTTCTGGGGATTGACCAGTATTACCAGATACGCAAACAAAAACTGTTTTTAAAGGCTGACCCTTATCATTAGGATCTAAAGTAGGCAAAAAAATTGTCGGGCTTTCAGTGACTGCTATATCTCCTTTTATGTATCCTTTCGTGGGGTTCCATATCGCATTTGGATCAGCTAAAAAATATGTTGGAGACGCAGCAGCGGCAGGGTCTGCATTTCCTTCTGGCCTATATCTAGGGACTACTGGCCCTCCAGTTGGATCAAGAAACGCCTCTCCATCCGCTCTTTCTATGGGTATCCCAGCATATCTACACCCCTCTCCTCTATATTGCCAGTAACAGAACTTAGATACGATATTTCTATTATTGACTGAAAAATTCTCTAAATCTAATGGCGAGTTTAACTCAAATTCTGCGAATACCTTTGATTCTTGGGTTTTTCTACCCATCAACCATGTTTCATCTGTTAGCTCCGCTTTAGGGTCTGCTGAACCAAAAGGGTTTCCCCCTTCAAAGTTTACATCGTCTATAAATTTTATAGAGACTCTTTTTCTTACTATCTTGGCGTTCTTAAAATCATTGTAATTTTGCAGGAAATTGGTAATAATATTATTTTCATTGGCTACTTTTATTTTTGGTCTAGCTAATTTTCCATCCGCTAATATATCAAAACCCTCTGTTTCTATCGCTAATGGCAAATACTCGACACCTTGCCAAACAACTGATTTGTCGTAAACAGCGCCTCCGTGAAAACCTAAAAACAAAGTAGGCTTGTTAATTCTGTCAGGGAAAATCCTAAACAATTCTAATATGGCGGTTGGTTGTAGGTCTAATAGACTACTTGCTACTTTGTTTTTTCCTTCTGCCGCCATATTTTAAATTACACTTTATTATTATATAATATAAAAAAGAAGTGAAAATTACACAAGTAAAAGACCCTGCTAAAGTGTGGCCACATTTTTATGAGTTTTGTGTGGAATCAAAACCTTATGATTTCTGTTCTTTTAAATCTAAAATCTTAAGAGATCATAAAATAAAAGATATATTTGCAGAACTTTGCGATTGCCAAATCTATTCTTTAACAGGAACCGAAGGGCCGATAGCTTACTATTTTATATCTGTAGAAGAAATAAATATACATTTACATTTTGCCTTCGCTATGAGTAATAAAGCTGGTTTCTCTAATAAAAAATTTGGATTAGGAACATATGAATTATTTGACTCACTACAAAAAAAATACAATAAAAACTATACGAGGGGTGAAATAGCACGTATACACAAGGTAGAATCATTTAAAAAATGGATTGAAATATTTCAAAAACGAGTTATCTTTCTAGAAGACAAAGAAAAAACATTGATTTGGTGTAAAAGAAATCGTATGAGTGTAATATTTAAAGTAGTAGGAGCTAATAAGACTACAGAGCATCTGATGGGTAAAAAATCAGAGATGGGTTTGGTGAGGAAAGGCTCAAGAACAATAATAAGAGAATTATTCTTCGATAATAAAAAATATCTTTTTGATGAAAAAAGTGTTGATTTTTTAATTGATCGTGTTTTAATACACGGATACCTATCCGATGACAAAGAAAACGTAGGTAAAATAGCGTTAGAATTCCAACCTCATAAATAAATGAAATCGAAACCTATCCTTTACAGGGTATATACGAAGAAGGGCGAGTATCATCACGGCTACAGTGCAGAGCTAAATGGATCTCGCGATTGGGCTATTGATTGTGCTAGAGCAGTTCGAGGCATTGTAAAAGAAGTCTACGATAATGATATCACAGAAAAGCTAATTTATGATTATAATCACAAACCTAAGAAGTAGTGTTTACTATAATTAAATCTATTTTAAAATCTTTAGAATTATTTTTAAATATAAAAAATAATAAATTTTATTACGATTTACATAAAGAACATCAAAAAACAGAAGATCAAATTATCGATGAAATTGAAAAACTTAGAGAAAGTGGCACTAATCATGACGCTGATAGGGCTGACCTCTTGCGCCAGCAACTCATCGCTGAACGTAAACGGTTTAAACATTTATCAGCCTTCTACTCTAAAACTGAAGAAGGGTATTCCGATACAGACTAAAGAAGGTGTCTATACACCTCAAACTGATGAAACTTGGCATTCAGATGCACGATTTAGACGCTTGGAAAGAGAGATTTACTCTGAAAAATAACTTTCGTCAAGTTTTTCTTGACTGAAATTAAAAAACTGTAATAATAAACAACGTATATGAAAAAACTAGTAATTGGTCTTATGACTGTATTGGGCGCTGCTTTTAGTAGCGCGGGAACTGAAACTTCTTCTAATCTTACTCAAGGTATTGCTGTAGATATTGGAGTTTCTCATACTGAATTAACAAACACTAGGGGTCTGAAAGTAAGAGATGATGCATTTAATTATTCTCTTCTTCTAGGCACTTCGGTCGGAGGAGGATCTCTTTCTGCTGGTGTAGGTCTCTTCGAAACAGATGATGACACTGATTCACAAGTAGATGTCTCTTGGAGTAAAGGTGTTGATCTTCTGGGTCGATCTTTCGATGCTAAAGTATCTTTTCAAAAGGTGGAAACTGATTTTGGTGACTGGGAGCAGGTTGGTTTGGGTTTAGCTTACTCTCATGAGTTAGCTGACGTAAGCACAACTGTCTGGCATGAGCTTGGATCAAGCGCTTCTTACGGTGTAGAACTTACTGTCTCACGTATCTTTGAAACCCCTGTCGCTAATCTTAGTGTCATTCCATTCATCACATCTAACTTCGCTAACTCTTATAATGCAGTAGAGGTTGGAACTGTTGTTGATTATGATTTTGGCAATGGACTTTC